TATATATTTCAAAGATGGTAAAATAATGGCTACTTATAGAGGAAGAACTATTAAATTAAATAAACCTTTTAGATTAAATGCTAAAGAAAATAAGAATAAAAAATTTGGTGTTTATATTAAAGACAAATCCTCTGGTAATATTAAAAAAGTAACATTTGGTGCTAGGGGTATGTCAATCAAAAAAAATATCCCTGCACGACAAAAATCATTTCTAGCTAGAATGGGTGGTGTTTTAAAAGAAGTCAAAGGTCAAAAGACATTATCACCTGCTTATTGGTCAATTAGGGCTTGGAAAAAAAATTTTCCTTTATAATGAATGTCAAAAATAAACACCCTTAATAGATTAATTGATACACACGAAGAACGTATTATAGGTGTTTTAAAAACACTAGAAGATAGAATAAGGTCAGATTTGACCTCTAAGACTAAAGGCGGAAGCACATTCAACACACAGTTTGCCATAGCTTATCGGCCAGATATTAAAACTTTAATTCAAGGAATATATCTTAGAGAAGCTGATGCAATTATTAATGAATATGATGAGATAGTTAAGGAATACCAAAAACAAATTAAAAAATTGCCTATTAGTAGGCAGTTCAAGGTATTACAGAAAACAGATTTAGAAGTTATTACACAATTAAAATTTCAAGCCTTTAGTGGATTCCAAGATATAGCTAATACTTTCTTAGATACTATTTCAAATGAAGTTTATCAATCAGCATTAATTGGTAGGTCATTTAACGATATGGTCAAAAATATAGCAGGGCAAATTAATGGTGTTTATCAACGCTCTAATGAAAACGCTATTAATAGATTAGTAGATTATATTGAAAAAAATAGATACTCAGCAAATAGCACAATTATAGAAAGAGTTAATTCGGCTAAATCAACACTAGCTAGTAAATATGCTAGTGACATATTAGGCAACAATATGCGTAAATATTCTGGCCAAATAGCCCACGATAGTATTATGCAGTTTGACGGACAGTTTATTAAATATAAAGCAGATCAATCGGGAATTAAGCAATTTAAATATTCTGGAACAAGGATTGATACTACAAGAGATTTCTGTGCTAGGCATATAGGCGGAGTATTTACAGAAGAAGAAGCTAGGGATTTATGGGCTAATTCTCAATGGAAAGGGAAATCTGGAAGCGACCCTTTTGTTGATCGAGGCGGATATAGATGTCGGCATAGCTTTATTGTTTATAATCCCGAATGGGAAACTTTACTTGAAGATTAATTAAATTTTCTATACATCTTACAATAATACGAACTTTAAAGGAGTATATTATGGCTGACGAGCAACAAACGGAAAACGTAGAAACTACGACTACTGAAAATGTAGAAAGAGAAGCAAAGCAAGAACAGGCAAAAAAAGAATTTGTCAAAAATGACAAAGGTCATCAAATAGATATTGATAAAGTTGTTGGCGAAAGATTAAAAAGGCAAGAACGACTAATAGCAGAAGAATTAGGTGTTGAAAGCCTAGATCAAGCCAGAACAATAATGGAAGCAAATAAAAAATTAGAAGAAGAAAAAGCTATTGAGAAAGGGAAGTTTGATGAAGTCATCAAAAAGAGAACTCAAGAGTATAATGAAAAACTATCCAAGCTAGAAGGCGAATTAAAAAATGAAAGGATAGATAAACAGCTTATTTCCGCAGCTTCAAAAAATAATGCTATTAATCCAGATCAGATTAAAGAACTGATGAAAAATAGTGTTCATTTAAATGCTGAGGGTAAGGTCGAAGTTCTTGATAAATCGGGAACACCTAGATATAACAAAAACGGTGATCCCCTAACTGTTGAAGAAGCAGTACAGGAATTTCTTACGCAGAACTCACACTTTCAAAGCGCAACTCCTTCTGGGAGTGGAAGTGTCAGCAATGTGGGCAAGTCAAATACGAATAAGACTTTAAATATTTCGGACTTAGACATGAGTAAACCAGAAGATCGTAAGTTATATGCGGATTATCGCAGACAGAGAGATTCGGTGACTCATATTAAACTAAACAAATAACTTTAAAGGAGTTAAAACATGGCAAACGAAAGCACAAGTAGTACACTTAGTGAACTATATACAGAGATCGTTGCTGAGGCTGAGTTCGTAATTCAAGAGAAATCTATAATGAAGAACTTAGTAAAGAACTATACTATTGCCGGTGGTGGCAAATCAGTAGAGGTTCCGATCTACTCAGCAATTTCAGCATCAGCAGTAGCCGAGGCAACTGACCTTAGCAACACTGCAGTCAATCCAACATCAGTGACAATCACTGCATCAGAAGTTGGTGTGATGACTACACTTACTGATCTAGCAAGAAACTCTGCATCAAGAAATGTTGCAGCCGACATTGGTAGATTATTTGGTGAAGGTATCGCAAAGAAAATGGACCAAGACTTAATCGCATTGTTTGATGGCTTTTCAGTCGCATTAGGTGACGGTACAGGTGCAATTACAGCAGCTTCCATTTTCAACGCAGCTTCAACATTAAGATCAGCAGGATTACCTGTTGAAGAATGTTATGCAATCTTGCACCCAAAAATCGCTTATGACTTAAAAGCTAATTTGTCTAACTCATTTGCTAACGCAAACGCAAATGATCTAGTTAATGAAGCATTAAGAAGTGGTTATGTTGGCTCACTAGCAGGTATCCAAGTATTTGAAACTTCAAATATGTCTGACACAGGTACTGCCGGTGATTACAAAGGTGCTGTATTCCACAAAGATGCATTAGCCCTAGCTATGATGCAGGACATCAAGATCGAAACTCAAAGAGATGCTTCTCTAAGAGCAGACGAGATTGTTGCAACTGCAGTTTATGGCGTAGGCGAACTACATGATACTTATGGTGTAGAATTACACTTTGATTCATCTATTCAGTAGTATAGAGTATGGGTGGGGATATGCTCCCCACCTACTATAAAGGATTTATTATGAGTGAATTAATTAAATTAAAAAAAGGCGATAAAATCATCACCAGAACTAAAGATAGTTATGAAAAGAATTTAGTACATTGGCAATTTAGAGGATATGAGCCAATTGAAGAAAAACCCCAAGAAGATAAACCAAAAAAAACTAAGAAGAAGAAAGACGATTAATGGCAACCACAGAATTTTCAGTAGCGTTATCAGATGTGCAGGAATATCAACCCGATATTGCTGAATATGGCATTACAAATTTTGATACACAATTACAACACGCTGAAGATGATGTGATAAGACAAATTCGTGAGGAATGGTGGGAGCGTTATCGTCATACAGTTAGATATAAAGATATTACCAAAGTCACCACTATTGAAATGAATAGTGCTTTATTGGTTGATTCACAATGGACTAGATGCGTGGTTTATAAAGCATTATCAGATTATATTTTACCAATGCTAACTAAATGGAAAGACCCCCAAGGTGGCGAAGGTGCTGATACTTTTCAAGTTAAAATGGAACATTATAGAAAAAAATATTCCGAAGAATTTCAAGCGGTATTAAGAGACGGAGTAAAGTACGATGAAAATAATGACAGTACTATCCAAACCTCAGAACAAGAGCCTATACATCATTTACGATTAATTCGTTAATGCTTGATGTCAAAGACAACAGTAAATTCTTTAAACAACAATTAAAGAAGAAATCCGAAAAAATAAAATCAGCTATACAAAGAGCATTAGCAGAGGCTTCAGCATTTCAAGTAAGTGCTATTAGAGATAGAACAGAACAGAAAGGCAAAGATGTTTCTGGCCGTCCATTCAAACCGTATTCTAAAGGATATATTCTAGCTAGGCGTAAAAGATTTAATGACCCAAGCAATCAAGATACAACACCAAAAAATTTTGTAGATTTAAACTTTACAGGAAAGATGTTTAGTGCATTAACATTCACTACAAGACCTAGTCGTGGTATAGTATTTTTTAGAAGTGCAGAACAAACCAAAAAAGCATTAATCCATAACGAAGGAAAAGGTAGAATGCCTAAGCGTGAGTTCTTTGGAATATCATTTCAAGAACAAAAGAAAATTAATGCAATTATCGGAAAAAGTATTAAAAAGGCTTTATCATGAGTTTAAGGGAAGATATTGCAAGTAATATAATTACTACACTTGATGCGGTCACTACCCCTATTGAATTAAAAAAAATTACCAGAGAGCCATTTAAGGTTGAAGAATTAGCCGACCCACAATTCCCTGCATTATATATAACAACGTCAGATGAAACACGAGAAGATTTTGCTTTAGGTGATTATTCAGCAGGAAAAAGATCGGGTACGATTGATTTTATTATTGTTGGTTATGTCAAGGGTACAGAAACAAATATAGATACTAAACGCAATCAATTAATTGAAGTTATAGAGGAAACTTTAGATACCGATAGAACTCGTGGTGGTTATGCTAAAGAAACTAAAATAATAGAAGTAAATTCAGATGAGGGTACACTTTATCCTTTGGGAGCAATTAGAATTGTGGTAAGGGTATTCTATGAATTTGTACGAGGTACATCATAATGGCTAAACGAATTAAAATCTATATGCCAAGTGGAAACGATACTGTGGAAATTTGGGATAATGATATAGACAAATTTCTAGCAAAAGGATATAAACTTGAGCAAGGAAAAAAATCTACTAGATCATCTAATAAAAAAGATGTAGAAGTAGAAGAACAAGAACAACCGAAGGAGAATGAAGAATGGCAACACATGTCGGAACAAGCGGAGTAGTCAAAGTAGGTGCAAACGCTGTGGCAGAAGTCACAGGTTTTACTATTGATGAGTCCAATGATACTGTTGAAGATACTTCTCTAACTGATACATCAAAGACCTACAAAGCATTAAGAAGTGATGCGACAGGTAGTGTTGAGTGCCACTGGGACGAAACAGATACTAATGGTCAAGGTGCATTAACAGTTGGTGCAGAAGTGACTTTAAATTTATACCCAGAAGGCGAAGATTCAGGCGATACATACTACACAGGTACAGCAATTGTGACCGGTATATCTCAGAATGTTTCACTTGACGGAGTAATTTCAAGAACAATCAATGTTCAGTTTTCAGGTGGCGTAAGCACTACAACAGTATAATTAAATGCCCAAAAAGGATTATCTTGAAGGTGCTATAAATCACTTTAAGCATCAAGAGATTAAAATTATAGAAGTTGAAGAATGGGGA